TCAGTACGAATGAATAACTGATCATCACCAGCAAGGGTGCTTTCCAATTTTTCTTTAAGCCAGTTGGTAGCATCTATTCCTAACTCCTTTTCTTCAAGGTCACGAGTACGTTTTTCAGGTGTATCAACCCCTGCAATTCTTACCCGTTCTTTTTTGTATAAATCGAATCCAAGATCGATGGTGACATCTATCGTATCCCCGTCCAATACTTTGTCTATCTTTGTCACTCTGAAGTTGTAACAACTCTTCCTGCTCGGTGGAACCATCGCTCCCATCTTCTTCCTCCCATAGGTCTAGTGATCTATTTATAGATTCTTCTGCTGGTGTTCTTGTTTTTCTTGCTTCATGATCTCTGACCTTCTGTATCCATTCACCAGCAGTAGGAGAAGCTTCTACTTTAGGAGCAAAATATCCTGCTCCAATAAAAGCAACTGCTATAGATCCCAGAAGACCTATAGCAGCAACCACTTTCTCATTTGCGCGAACTCTTTCAGTGAGTTCCTTCTGCTTCTCCAATAATCTCTCCACTTGCGTCTCTAAGACTGCTATCTTCACTTCTTTGCTCATTAGGATACCAAGTATCATACATGAATATGTAGTAAATTGCAACTCCTACTGCTACTAGTAGTATGGCGCACATTATATTTACAGACCATACTACTTCATTCATGATTCCCAAGTAGCAGGATTATTAATACAATAATTATTAAACATTATTCGCATCTCATCATAACTCATACCACAATTCTTTGCTGCTTGAGGAAGATTCCATTTAGCAGTAAACAATTTTTCTAATGATTCCTGTGTTTCACTTCTCATGATACTTTATTGCCATAGGAACTTGCTTCAGTTGAATTAGGATTATCTTTTAAATATTGGACATAACTAAACCCTGATCCCTCTGGATATATATACTTTCCATTCTCATCAAAGTTAGGATTCTTTGCCCGTGACTCTGCTGATGGGAATGTGGGTTTAGGTCTCTTACCTTCTCTTATCTCCCTACCTATTCTTTTTCTCAACTGATTGCCAGTCTCATGGTTTGGATCAATAGTAGGCCAAGAGGATCCTAAGAGCTCCTTGACCATCTCCCTAGTGTAACCGTTAGGATGTTTCATAAACCTCTCCAATCTCCCAACAATCAATACCTTCATCTCTAATTATATCCATAGTAAGTTCCATATTATTAGCAGGAACTATCACACAATACCCTATACCTAAATTAAATACTCTCTTCATCTCTTCCTTATCAATCTCACCAGCAAGTTGAATCTTCTTAAAGATATCTGGTAGTGGCCAAGCATCATAATCAACTCTTACTGTAAGACCTTCTGGAAGACATCTAGGAAGGTTCTCAGGGATTCCTCCTCCAGTTATATGTGACATACCATAGATCCAATCTCCCTCATCTAATAATCTTTTCACTACTGATGTATAGATTCTAGTAGGAGTAAGAAGTTCTGGTGTAGGACTTGGATCTTTAATCTTACCACCACCCCATGCTTCTTCATATCCTTGTTTATAAAAAATCTTATGCCTCCATAGCATATCATTAATCAAAGTATAACCATTACTATGAAGTCCACTACTTGCTAATCCTATGACTCTATCACTTGGTTTAATACTTGATCCATCTATAATTTTCTTTTTCTCTACTAAACCAGTACAAAATCCTGCAAGATCATACTCTCTCTGTCTAAAATGTTCAGCAGTCTCTCCACCTATTAATTCTACTCCTGCTATCTCACATCCTTTAAGAATACCAACCATAATATCAGCAACATTCCCATCTATCTTCTTAGTAGAAACATAATCTAAAAAGTATAATGGTTTAGCACCACAAGTAATCACATCATTAACACACATGGCAACTAAATCTATACCTATAGTAGTATAGTCACCTGCAATTCCTGCTATGTTTATCTTAGTGCCTACACCATCAGTACCAGAAACTAAAACAGGTTCACTATAACCATCAGGTACTTTAAACATACCACCAAATCCACCAATACCTGGTGCTTTCTCTCTAAGTTTTTCAACAAAAGCATTCCCTGCTTCAATATCAACTCCCGAAGTTTTATAATCCATAATAAAAGAAATAATTAATTAACGTGAATAACTCCCTTCATACCAGCACCAGCATGAGGTTCACACTGGAAC